GAGCCTCCGAATAAATTGTCCATGATTAATGCCGCAGCATCATCAGTTCGACCAGTCTTCTTGAGTCGCCCACGTTGTCTCTTGGCACGGACAGCATTTTTCTCAGCTTTGCTTGACGGCTTGCCCGGTCTAGCCACCTTGGGTAATTTCCTTACCCGCTTTTTGGTGATTTCAACCTTCTTGTCGCCTGCATCGTACATCATGGCTTTATACGCCAGTTTAATAGCCCTGTGGTCAACAATACCTGCTGCAATGATGTTTCCATCCTTATCCACTGAACCATCAACCTCAAGAGGTGCGAATCCTTCATTAATCAGGTACTCACGTACCTTCATTTTCTCTGCGGTGCCAACTTTACTGTCAGCCCATTCAGGGAAGTCTTCTATCAGTGCAGAAGATTCTCTGCTGATTAAGCTCTCAAAGTGTTCTGCGAGCTTTTCCTGATGCTCTTGTGCGATTTTGCCTTTTGCGTTCTGAAATTGTTGCTGCCGCTCAAGTAATTCCTGCTTTTTAGCAGAAAACTCTGCGGGGTCATTCTCTCTCAAGTCTTTCCAGTCAATAGCTTCTGCTGACTGGATCAACTGCTGTTCTAGCTGATTAACAAGGCTTGCGGCATTGCTAAGTGCCTCGCTATATTTGACACGCTGCGTTGATATTTCTTCATCAAGCGCCGCTTTCTCACTAGCAAGACTTTTCGTCTTCTGATCCAGATTTTCGTTCTTCTGAAAATCCCGTACAAGCTCCGTTAATGTAGCCTCACTTTCAACGCCATTGACTTTGATGGGAACCTTGATCTTGTCGTAGTGTTCACGACCTTCTCTCAAGGATTCCGTCATGTCGGTTGTGTAAGACGCAACTTCGTCACTTTCTGGTGAATCAGATTCCTCGGATTCTTCAGCGGGTTCGTCCTCAGTTTCCTCTGAGTCTTCTAACTCGTCGGATTCCTCGGTTTCCTCTATTTCTTCCTCTGGAGTTTCCTCGGTAGACTCTGCATCATCGGATGGCTCTGGGGCGTCCATTGCAAGAATCTTATCTGCTGCCTGGTTTACATTTAAAAATGAAACGTCCTCGCGGATAGTATCGGTACTCATTTACCTCTCCTTCTTCCTATTACTCATCAGTTCGTTGTTCAGAACTTTCTGAAGTTCGGAATAAAAGTCTCGGATCAAATCGAACTTAATCCGTATTCTAAATAGACCGTCCAAGTCGGATGGGTCTGCGTTTTCAAATTCAATCTTGTATTTGTTTCTCAAGAGTGACATTGATTCTTTTAGTTCAGTGTCGGCCAATAGCCGACGTGCTGCTTCAACATTCATACGACGTTAAGCCCGCCCGGTACGTTGCGCTGATATTCAAGTTCGATCTTGTAGCGATTTGTCTGGTCTTGCGTCTGAATCTTCAGCATGTTTTCTTCATGCTTCCAGATAGCTTCCTGACGGTTCGTTTCCATTTCGGACTTGGCAACATCAACCTGTTGCGCGGTCAGGGCGATTTGCGCCTGAATAAGTTTTTCCTGTGGGTCTTCCTTCGGCGGTGGCGGTGGTGTAGTGGCAGGGTCTGGGAAGAATTCCTCAACACTCTTGTAACCACCGGACTCAACAAGGCGGGTCAGTGTGTTATGCACCTTCTCTGGTGGCACACCCATTTCTTTCTGCAACTCAAGGATAGTACCCAGAGTGCGTACCTGTCTGTCTTTGTTGCCCGTACCCAACCCTACGTTAACGGTCATGTTTGAGCGTGTCTTCCACTCTGACGGATCGACCTCGATCCATTCGCCGCGAATCTTCATCCACTTCGGCTTGTTCTGGTTCTGTTGTAATAACCGGTGGATACCGAGGAACATTTGGGTAATACCCGTTTCTGCCATCACACGGGCAATCAACTCAATCCGCATACGCGCCATGTCAAACGACTGGTCAACAACACCAGTCTTACCATGCGCGAGGACATTGCTTTCAAGCCCCATCGTATCTTGACCAACGCCTGTCCGGTCTTTACGGATACGCTCCATTTCCTGCATGACCTCAAAGGTCTGCTGCGGTAACGCAGATACAGGCATTGACATGATGGTTTGTGCGGGAAGCCCCTCTGTTCGCACAACACCCCCCGGCTCGTTTGACAGAAGGTCATCAAGATTAACCATGCCGTTCTGTACGGCAGTTCTTGGGTTATTGATCTGGTAGGTATTGTTCAACATACCCCGAAGCAGGGTGGACTTGATTAACTGCAAATCCATCACTGTGTCGGCAACGGACATACCATAAAACTTGTGTGTGAGGATAATCGGTGTAATTGAAGCAAACGGAATAGCGTCAACTTCTATATTGCCCTTTGTCCGATCCTTGTATTGTGCAATCTGCCCACCAACCAGTGTGACCTGTCGAAGCTCTGCAAGACCGTCGCCGTCGTAATCTACCTTGATGTAGACTTCTTCATAACTTACCCAGTCTGTTGATCTGTGGTTTTGTACCTCGTTCAGTTCGTCCAGGTTGTCTCTGGCGATCTTTTCTGGTGCGTCATAGCCTGAATAGGCAGAATTAGCGCCGTCTGATGGAAGGTCATCAACAAACGAGCGTTTCATACCCATTGCAACAAGGTCGGAGCGCATCTTGGTTGTTCTGTGCGCTACCATACGCGCCTTGCTGGGGTCTGTAGATGTTGCGTCACTGGAGATAACAAATTCTTCAGGGGGTACAGGTTCTATCTGTACACGTCCCGTCGAGTTGGTACGCATGACGGTTATATCGTTGAATTCACCGTTTTCTGTGTGCTCAACCGGTTCAATATTTTCATCACTGAGCAACATCGCAAGCTCAGTGTCGGTCAGTCCTTTGTAGGTTTCTTTGCTTTTTTCTTCTGAATCATCCCACCAGAATTTGACGATGCCGTTTTTCATCAGCAGTGCGTCTTTTACAAACGAGTACATGATAAGAAAACCGCCGTTCTCTTTATAGAACGTGTGGTTCACCATGTCTGTTTCTTGTTTTGCCCCATCCTCATCGTCAGGATCGGTGGGTTCAAACAGCACAGCTTTATTAGTAGACGTGAAGATACGCATGAGGGATGGCATGATCCACTCAATCGTTTCTTGTACGTCCGTCGAGACTACCTGTGACTGCCCTTCTTCTTCATTGCCAAAGGGTTCGCCATAGTAATATTCAATGGACTTCTCACGCTGCTCTGAGAGCTTTGTTGTGTACTGCGTGGAGTCAAGCTCGTTTCGGACCAGCCCAACAAGCTCGTCTTCCGTCATTTTTCTAGCCATTGATGGGCATCTTCGACTTTTTTGTGTTTATAATGGCTTCAATCCCAGCTGTTTTCTTCTCTTTGCACTTTGGAATACTGGTATCCTTCACGTTCTTCGGCGCGCTCGAAAAGCTAACGTCCTTTGTTACTGTCTTCATTATTTCTTTCTCCAGTCTAGAAATTTAAACATTGGCTTTTTGATTTTATCCTCATATTCCATGATGCGCTTCTCTCTTTCCTGCATCTGCTTCTGCATTCGCATGAGGTTTTCTTCAAGCAACCGTAGTTTAGCGTTAAGATTCATACAATACCCTTTGTCGATACTTTGATCTTGCCGCTAAAGTGCGTGTTCTGGGTTCTCGCATGACGCAGACTCATAACCGCATAACGGGTGGCTGACATAAGATCGTCTTTCAAAGGGACCACTTTGCCATCCTTGCGGTGATACATGCGGAACTCCTCAAACCATTCTGTCATGTGGCTAAACACTTTAAAGCGTCCGGTGGACATGCGTTCATAAATCTCATCGAGTCCGGCATCTACACCGATATCGCCTTTCTTCTGTCCGGCCCTTGGCGGGTTGGTAAAGGACTCGTACCACATATTCACGCCTTCCTGACGATACAGGTCAGCATAGGTGTTTGAGCTTTTCGGGTCAGCCTGATTGCCGTCATGCGGCCATATAACCGGAATCCACTGCTCACGTCGCCGTATTTCTGCGGCATTTTCTGAAATCAGTTTCCGTCGCTGTCGAAAGCAGTCGTAGGCGTAGACTATATCTAAATCCCTGTCCCACGCAATCCACACACCGGCAAAGGGGTGATCTGAGCCGAAATCAATCCCGCAAATGCGCGGCCACCAGCGTTCAATCTTAACGGGGTCTGTTTTAATGTCTTCTTCAGGAATAGGCCAGACAAGCCCGCTACCCATTAACGGAATACCCTTGCTACGCATTTCACGCTGCCATTCGGGTAAAGCATTTAGAATCTGTCGCTTTTTCGCCTCAGTGAGGTGGGTAGCGCCCTTTTTATGCAATTTTGTCGTGTCGTTATGGACGGCATCTTCCCAGGTTGCCTGTACGAGGGCTTGCCCTTCTTTTAATTCGTTCATGAAGCTCATAACAACCTTCGTCATGCCTTCTTCGGGGGTCATGGTCATTGCCATTCTGGAATCGGTCTGCGAGATCGTGCCTCGTAACATCTGCGACCAGATATCTTCGGGCGGTTCTTCATCCGGCCAGCCAAAGTGGAAACGCACACCCTGAAACTTCTTCCACCCCTGTTCGTAGGCCATTAACCATATTTTTGACACGCCGTACTTGCCTTTAACCAGTACAGACTCGTAAGCATCCGGCACACCGGCCTTTCGTGTGGGTTCACCAAGGTTTTTCAGCGGAATCATGCCCGTTCCCCAGTCGGACGTGCCTTTTATGCCGCCAAGCAGTTCCATCTGGATAATACGCTTGGTGGAATCGTTGGATACACCGCAGCAGAGGATGGTGACGGGGCATGTGTACCTTACCCCTTCCCACCAGTCAGGGTACTCCCCCGTGGCGTGATACGCGGCCTCAGCAGCCCCTGCGGTCGTCTTTCCGACCTGGTTGGCGCAGATTAATGCGACTTGTGAAGCAACCTCGTCAGAGTTTAGTCCTTTTGCAGAATGAAACTCTCGCTGGAATGGGTAGGGGTCATAAAAAGCCAGTTTATTGTACTTTTTGTGGTACGCCATCGCCTCCAGCAGTTCTTGCTGGTTCATCTTACAATATTGTCTTTTGAGAAGATGCCAATGGCTTTACCGGTTGTTGGGGTTGCCTTGGTTATTCTTCCGGCTTTATCAAAAACCTGATCTACGCCCTGATGGATTAACTCAACACCATCAATCCCCCTTTTCTGTAGTTCTTCAA